AGATTAACAATTTTAAAGGTGATCTTGCTGAAATATGGATAGATGATTCATACTTAAATGTAACGGATTCAAGCGTGATAAGTCAATTCAAGTCAGCTAGCAACAAACCAGTCATAACACTACCGTCAAGCAAGATACATTTTTCAGGTGATAGCACTACATGGTCAAACAAGGGATCAACGGACATGGGTACGCAAACACTTAACAATATAACCACTGCAACAAGTTCACCAAGTGACTAGCATGGGACAAAACAATATAAATAATACTATAATTTACAAAGGATACAAGATATTATGGGTTGGGCAAATATAGGAAATATTTCAACATCAAATCTAGACACAGCGAGTAAGAATCCAGCTGACGCGAGGTTGGATCTGTTTAACGCTTTGACGGAATTACAAAATGTTGTCAATGGCAGGGCTGCAGCGGACGGTGTGGCCAGTTTGGATTCAAACACACAAGTACCTGCGGCACAGTTACCAACGACTCTAACGAGTTCATCAGGTGACATAACATTGACACCAAGTAGCACGAAAGTTAACATTGATAATTTGATTAATCTACAACCAATAGATTACGCAAGTTTACCAGCAAGTCCAAGTAAAGGCGATGTGGCCTACTTGACTGTAGATGGATCTGGAAGTGGTACGGTAGAACAGCTGGTATTCTACAATGGCTCCAATTGGTATAAAGTGAGCGACCCTTCTGGATCGGCTATACCATCAAGTTAGGGAATAAGGGAGAGGTTGCAAGTGACACAATTCAAGAAATGTTGGAAACACCCATGTCTGATATGTGTGGCTACATGGCCTTTCAGGAAGTTCTGGAAATGGACACTAGAGAGTCATGACAAAAACTAGATTATCCACAGCTGATAGATTGACGCAAGTTGAGACTGACACGAAGTCAATCCGGACTGACATACGGGTCATAAAGGAAAATCATTTAAAGCACCTAGAAGCGGACATGGCGAAACAATCAAATGCGATTGAAAAGATAGACACCCGTGTATGGGCCATATTGTTCTCAATAATATTACTGATAGGTAGCACACTACTGTCAATAGTGCTTGGTCAGTAGGAACAAAGCGAATACCTGATAGGTATTCAAATTAATTGTCTTCAACAATTAGATTTAATTCATTTTGATTTGCTTGATATATGAGAGGTAGTAGATGTATTGCTATGGAACTCTTGAGCCAATAGCTTATGCTATGCAATATAGCATAAACTATGGAAGGATATGGAATCCATCACCAATATATAACACACTCAACCATATAGGATCAGGTAGGTTTTGCTGTCACCTTTCACGAGTCGCTTAGCGCATGATTTGAAAACTTGTTATAGAATATATCAATCATTGTACATTCGTAATACTCAACTATGTACTCACTTTATGTAGCGTTCTACATCAACCATTAAGACAAAGGAATTGTAACTAGGCACACTGTTCGTTGGTACTCCCATCTAGGGAAGGCCAGTCAATTAAGGCATCCCACCATCAGTGGGGTAGTCCTTTGAATCCCGTAACAAGCAACGGATTATGTAGCGGTCATTACTCTATGACTTACATCCAGATATCGTCCAGCTCTGGTACATCAGTCTTGTTTGTTTGTGCCTATGAAGTGCCTGAAAGTGCCTATGTTAGCCAATGTTAGTTGTATGTATTTATAATAATAGCAAATTATCAGCTAAAAGTACATGATTTTTTTGTAGATCTGGATAAAAATACCAACCAAACACTATAGATAGCTAATTTTTGAATCTATAATTATGTCGTGTGCTTGATTGGTATGTTGTTATTATAACAAATACATGTCTATATGTAAACCATTATTTTTGGGAAAGCTGCTAGTTAGATTGGATAACACTGGCATATTACACTCTCAAATGTAACTAGGATAGTTACAATAAAGGAATTCTAACTAGCATTAAATATATTTATGAATAATAATTACAAAAATAAAACACTAGTTTGGATAAGAAGACATATCAAGGAAAGCAAATACCCCAATCATTATGAGTTTACAAAATGCACATATGATCAAGCAAGGCAGAAAATTGGTAGGCATTGGCAGATTATTTCATCTTCGCAAGATAGCAATATATCCAACAAATAGAATATAAATATACTTGTATATACAAATTAACAACCATATATGGGAGATAAAACATGACCGCAGCAAGTAACGACTTAGAAGTCAAAATTTTGAAGCACATTTTTACAAATGTATCAACTAATGGTGGCGCTTATACTGCACCATCTTCAGTTTTTGTTTCATTACACACAGGTAGCCCAGGTGAAGACAACTCAGGCTCAAACGAAATTTCAGGATCAGGATACGCTAGACAATCAGTAACATTTGGCGATGTAGCAACAGATGGTTCAAATAACACATCAGTAAGCTCAAACGCAACAGTACAATTTCCTGCAGCATCAGGAAACTATTCAGCAGATGTAACGCACATTGGAATATATGATGCAGTGTCTGGTGGTGATCTAATGTTTTTTGGAAGTTTAAGTACATCTAAAACAGTAACAACTGGAGATGTATTCCAAATCAACTCTGGTTCATTAACAATTACATTAGACTAAGGAGATCATAATGGCATCAATTACAACTAGATCTGGTAAAGGGTCCGCATTAACCTTTACAGAGATGGATAACAATGTTACCAATCTTAATACGGATAAATTAGAGAATACAAGTGATAACTTTACTGGTGAATTAGGTATCAAAGGATCTGGTAGCAGTGCTGTTGGTGCTGTAAGGTTTCATGACAACGACGATTCACACTATGTAGATTTAAAAGCACCCGCAACGATAGGTACGAACTACACATTGACATTACCAACAACTGCTGGTACAAGCGGTCAACAACTAACAACTGACGGTTCAGGTAATTTATCATGGGCTGCTGCTGGATCAGGTGGCGGATCATCTATTGAAGATGCAGATTCAGACACAAGCGTTAATGTAGAAACATCAAGTGACGCAGACACAATTGACTTCAAAGTGGCTGGTACAACTATAGCCAAAATGGAAGCAACTGGTCTTATACCAACTGTGAACTCAAATGGTACAACTGGTTTTGACTTAGGATCAAGTTCATTCCAATGGCGAGACTTATATGTATCAAATGGTTCATTGTATATTAATGGTGTAAAAGTTATACACTCAGATGCAACTGCAATCAACATGACGACTGATGCAAGTTCAAACCAAGAGATATTCATGCAACCAGACGGAAACATGAGATTGGCTTCAACACAAGGTGCTGTCATAGTACAATCATCAAACGAATTAAAAGTTGACACAATCAAAGGTACTGGTGGTGACACAATACCACAAAACCTATTAGCAACAAGTTTCCAATCTACAAACACTTCTGGTATGCAACTCACAGCAGCCAAGTTAGGTAAACCATCAGGTAACATGGAGATTGAAACAGCGTTAGGTGGTGGTGAATACATACACTTAGAAACAAATGATGCATACATTGGTACATTTGCTACAGCAACAAGGATCAGTGATGGACAAGTTTCTACTGCAGCTGGTGATTTAACATTGAACACAGCAAACGGCACAAACTCAGGTAAGATTGTGGTCAAAGCTGGTGCAGACTCAGACATTCAACTTGTACCAAATGGTGATGGTAAGGTCAAAATACCAGATGACACAAAATTACGATTTGGTGATGATGGTGATGTTGAAATGCGGTTTAGAAACAGTAACTCAAAGTTTGAACAAACTGTGTATGGTAATGTTGAAATAAGAGCCTCAGATGCAGGTGCATCAAACAAAGGTAATGTTGTCATAAGAGCAGATAACAAAATGGATTTGAGGGCAGGTACAGATAAGGACTCAAAAGGGGACCTTCTACTTACGAGTTTTGATGATTTTCAGTTTAGAAAACTAGGTTATCAATCAAGTGAAACAGATGTTGCACCAACAACCAATGGAACAACATCGGTGACACTTTCAAGAAGTTTAACGACAGGTGAACAGAATGCTTTGAATGATCAAGCATTATACTTCTATGACAATTCAAGTTTTTCAAGTTCAGATCTTAGAAATATGGACAACTACATAGAAGTCAGTGGTTCATCAGGATCAGGTTCTTCAACCGTGTTGACATTGGAATCAGCAGTATCAAATCTTTCAAATGCTACACACTCAGCAGGCAGATATCTACAAACCAGCTCAAACTCACCAGTAGTTGTAGTTGATGGAACAAGGGGTAGACTTGAAACAGCGTATGTTAACTTACAGAACAGAATGGGTTTTGAAGGTGCACAAGGTAGAAGAATGATTATGGAATCAGTTGAATTCCATGATGGTTATGAATATATGGGTACAGGTACAGGTCAAAGTGATGAAGCAGAAGAAAGACCAGTATCATATGAATTTGGTACAACAGGCGGTAAGAACACATTTGATCTAACACACTACACACAAACAGGTGGTACTTACAGTTCAGGTACAACAATATTCAAAGCCAAAAACAGAACAACTGAAAATTCTACAGTGGCGTCAAAGACCACTCCAGATGTTATGACATTTGGTGTCAACCCACAATTACCTAGTTATACAGTAGCTTCTTTACCATCAGGCGCGTTAGCGGGTGAGATAGCATTTTGTTCAGATGAAACAGGTGGTGCAGTTATGGTATTCTCAGATGGTACAAATTGGAGAAGGTGTACAGACAGAGCCATAGCATCATAGGAGATGCTTAGATGTCAACTATCACAGCGGGTACAATCAATTTAAACACCACAACTGGTGGTAATTTTGGACATCACCTCTTTACAAGACATGTAACAACAGCACACACAAGTGAATACAGACCAGCGTGTGCAGTTAAAAGATCTGAAACAAAGGGTGAACACACACAGGTACACACATGGGAAAAGAGTCTGGATTGGCGACAATATCCAGAAGCTTCAAGCGTTTATGTACCAAATGATTATGTAAGTTTTGATTACATAAAACAATATGATCCACAACAACAGTATGTTTCATTTGAAGATGAGACATCTGACAGTGATCAGATCGTGACATATTTGTTTGACTTTGCTGATTATCATCCAACTGTAACAAAAACATCATTAGATATAAAATTAAAGACACAGATAAATGTTGGTAGTTCAGAAATAACAATAACAAGTGGTAGTGGTAGTTTGGTGTTGAATGCTTCAACTGATACTGAGTTATCCGGTACACTTAATGATTGGGATTTCACAAGTGGTTTGATACCAATAAAGATACACAGCAACACACACAACTTAGCAATAAGTGATGTGCAGATAAGGATAAGTGTAACTGGTGCAACCCGTGCATATACTGATTGGTTCACTGACAACGCAATAACAACAACAAACAACACAGTGAGTTCTGATGCAAGGATTATCAAAGACACACAACTAGAATATTCAGATACAACTTGTTCATTTTCAACTGATAATATTATTGTTGGTTATGCTTTTGCAAATGGTTATCTAGATAACAATAGATCAAGTTCTGTTGTTACTGGTAACGCACAAAGCACACAAAGCAAGTTGGCATCAAACATATCAAGTTATTCAGTTGGTACGAGTGCTGTATTCAATGCTGATTCAGATTTTACCAAGATAATGGCTGGTTATAACCACAATACCACACCTTATTTTGACAATGTTGCAGGTGATGGTACATTGCTTGAGGACACAGCTGACAGGGGATTTGTAAGTGGATTTACATGTAGCGTTTGGTTCCATTATGATGGTTCAACATTGAATAATGGTACACAACACATATTTCAATTTGCAGATACTTCAGCAACAACTGATAAAGTTAGAGGGCTTGAAATAGTTATAGCACCAAACACACAAATAGAATTTAGATTTGATGGTGTTTCTGGTGTAAGTGCTGTTGCACCAGTTAACAAACTTAGAATTGGTTGGAATAACATATCATTTACAGCAAAACCAGCTGTTAATTTTGCTGATAGTAATTTACAATTATATCCAATTGAATCAAATCAAAGCAGTGGTGGCACAACTGTTGCTTATTTGAATGGTGTTGACATAACTGATTCAAGTATTGGTGGTACATATCCAAATGTGTTTAACAATGCATTGGCTGCTTCAACAACATCACCAACATATATAAATTCACCTTCATTATTGGTTGGTTGTCAATACAATCATGGTACACAATCAATAATAGCAAGTGATTCACAGTTTCCAATATACAGCGTTTACTACAGAGATAGATACTTAGATCTCACAACTACAAGTTTAAGAAACGCCTTATATTTCTATGGTGTTCCACCGGCAACTGAACCACCTGAACCTAACTTTCCAATACATACAATTACTGAAGGTTCAAGCACATTCCCAACTATAGCGGATGAATCTGGACCAGATCTGTTTTTACATGTGGATTCAGGTACGATCAAATGTTATACTTCAGGATACACTAGAAGACAGACTGTATCAAGTGAATGGTCATCATATGTTGATTTTTCTAATTCAATATATCCTAATACAGGATATCCTTTTACATGGGAAGACAACCCTGAAACAAAAACAGTTGATTCAACATCAGGTGTGACCATAGCAACAAACACAGCACCAAGAGATGATCTAAAAAGCACATTCATATTAAAGAATTCAAGTGAAACACTAGCAAATGCAGACATAAATGCAATATTAGGTGGATCACCTACAACAAGATCAGATTCAGATCATGACATATATGCGGCTGATGCTGAAACACCAATTGTTAACTATGTTGTTGGCACTTTTGGTGGTTTTGGTAGTGGAGCGTTTTCAATAGTTGATCAACAACTAGCAAATGTACATCCAATTATAAACACAATAGAACAACCTTTCAGTAGGATAAGATATCTTATTGCGCAAGCAAAACAAGCAACAATTTCAACACAAATAAATTTTGGTTTAAGTGTAGATGCTGGTATTATTATTAGCAACAGCCACACATTTGATAACACATTCACACAAACAACACAACCTGGTGTTGTTATTGATAACAGTCACACATTCAATAATTCATTGACTGTTGATGTGTTGGGTGGTAGACAATACCTGATAAATGAACAGCTTGATAGCGCGTTCACAAGTACACAATCAGCACAACAATTATATGGTGTACCAAGCATAGACTTGACTGTTTCATGGTTTAACACAACCTCTGGTAGTGTTATAATTGATAATGCTGAATCAAAAGCATTTAGCTTTGGTTTGACTGTAAATCCAGGTATCATAATTGATTCAGGTACATATTCACTTGCTGGATCATTCACACAAACACAACCTGGTGGTATATTGCGTGCGGGTGTAGCTGATATTGCATCAGCATTCACACAAACAACAAATCCAGGTGTTGTTATTGATAACAGCAAACAATTTGACACAACATTTACAACAACAACCACACCAAGCGTGTTGAGAGAAGGTGTGTCTTCAATTACAACCAATTTTGCACAAACTGTTGAACCACAACAATTGTTTATGGTACCAAGTATTGATCTTGTGCATAGATTGACCAAGAGTATAATTGTTACAGTCATACCTGGTCCATTACCATATCATACTGTGTTGTTAGATACATTCAGCAGGACAATAACAGCACATGAATCAAGATCTATAGCAGTTGATACATCAACTAGAACTGCAAAAGCAAATGAATCAAGATCTATAGCTGTAAATAATCAAAATAGACAATTAAAGGTGAGATAACATGGATTTAAGTAACAAAGCTTGGTATAATGACAATGATGGATTGTACTTTTTAATTGAATTAGGTCCACACACAAACAATCAATACAGCCAATATAACTTTGGCGGATCAGCAAATGACACAAAATTTGTTGGTAATGATTGTACAATAAATGTAAAGAATTTATTGGGTAACGCTGAAACAATAAGTTCAGTACAAATATTAAGCTTTGATCTAGACACCCAATTATTAGCAGCCGGTGCAAATTTGGCTGGTAATTCAATAGTCAGGGTAGGACATGTGAACACGCTAGATGGACATTTTATATCATTCACCTTCCAAGAAGGACTAGATGAATCAATGGATGGGATTTATACAATGAGATATAAGTTTACAACCAATGAGGGTAGGATATTTGCAAATTCATTTAGAATTAAGATAATATCAACTGTAAGCAACTTTACTGGACATAGAGATAGCTTCAAAACAACGGGAGGTGTATTACAAGATATATTGTAATATAAATATTAGTATGAGTAAAACAGGATTTAAACAAGATAATATTGGTGCATTCATCGTAAAAGATCCAGATGCTACACTAGACTACACAATTGATTGGTCAGGTGTTTTATCAGGTTCTGACACAATTTCGTCTGTTGCGTACGATGTAGAGAGTGGATTATCACTAAGCACAGCAATAGGCGGCGCAAACTTTAGCAATACAACCACTACAAGTACTTGTAATTTAACTGGTGGTACAGTAGATACTATATATTCAGTTGAATGTACAATTACAACCAGTGAGGGTAGAACTTTTGTAAGACACTTTAGAGTGAAAGTTGAAAAACAACAACTCTAATTAAGTGGGCGAGATACTGTCTCGTAAAACAGGAAGGACACTGATGGCAGGAAGACCAAAAAAAGAATTAGATAAGGGTTTGATTAAACAACTCGCAGGTATTATGTGTACAAATGACGAGATTGCACAGATCTGTGGGGTGACAAGAAAAACTTTATCAGTAAACTATAAAGATACACTTGATGAAGGTAGATCTGAAGCAAAAGCATCATTGCGTAGACAACAATGGCAGAAAGCCATGGATGGAAATACAACAATGCTTATTTGGCTTGGAAAGCAATATCTTTCACAGCGAGATCAACCAGAGTCAGATATCAATATTGGACCTCTACCTTGGCAGGATTAATATGGCCAGACGGTTTGAATATAAAAAGGTAGCGGACCATTTTATGAACAATGATACTGTTTGTACAAAAACTTTATGGTCAAAACATACATTCTATTGTTTAGAATGGAAGGGTGAATTGTTAACTGAGACTACAACCAATCCGCATGCAAAGACTGTTGTCAAGAAGTATGCAAAGTTGATATATCCCAACAAACAACAAGCCCAAACAAAAGCAGACAAGATTAATCATGCTTACATGATTGATTGCACTGTTAAGAAATTAACATTTACGGAGGTATAAAGATGGCTAGAATGAGTAAAAAGAAAAAAGGTAAGAAAAAAGGCAGTAAAAAAAGATCTAGAGGCTAATGGCTAAAGTTAAAGAACAAGTTGTGCATGAAACAACCAAGAAGAAGACAAGTATTGGTGGTGGTAAGCACAGCAAAGCAATGATGAACAAGTCAAAGCGCAGATCTTATAAGAAGTATAAAGGACAAGGTAGATAGTGCCGGTAACAAAAGTAAAAGGTGGGTATCGTTGGGGCAAGAGTGGTAAAGTCTATAAGACAAAAGCACAAGCTGCAAAACAAGGAAGGGCCATAAGAGCGTCAGGATACAACAAACGAAAGACAAGATAGATGTCAAGAAAAACAAATACAATGTTGATAGCCTTGTTGGGAACTATATTGATGGGACTATCAACTTGGGCGTTAATAACCATAATAGAACTACAGACTATGGTCGCTATGATGCAACAAGAACTATTATCTTTAGATAAAGTTATTGGCAGGATATACGCACACATGGATAGGTTGGCGAAATAATGTGGTTAGATAGACAATTATTGAAATTCTTTGGATTCTTAGATAACATATCATCATACATAGATAGATTGTTTCAACCAAAACCCAAAAAGAATAGGAAAAAATACAATGGCAACATATAGAGGTAGGACTGTAAAACTTAACACACCAATGAGAGGTGATGTTAAGAAATTTAAAGTTTTTGTAAGAGATCGTGCAACTGGTAATGTAAAGAAGATTAATTTTGGACAGAAAGGCATGTCAATTGGCAGGAACAATCCAGCAAGAAGAAGATCATTCAATGCTAGGATGGGTGCTATATTGCGTGATGTCAAAGGACAAAAGAATTTAAGTGCTGCGTATTGGAGCATACAAGCATGGAAACCAAACTTTAAATTGTAATATATGTCATTAACTGAACCACAAAAAAAAGTTGCAACAAGCAATAGCAGATTTCGTGTGTTGATCACAGGTAGGCGTTTCGGAAAGACTTACCTAGCAATAAGAGAATTATGTAGATTTGCAAGATTCCCAAAACAGACAGTATGGTATGTAGCACCAAGCTATAGGATGAGTAAGACTATAGTGTGGGATGAACTCAAGAATAGATTGAGACCATTGAGATGGATAAAGAAGATAAATGAGGCAGATTTAACAATAGAATTAATAAATGGTTCAAAGATACAATTAAGGGGAGCTGACAATGAGGATGCGCTCCGTGGAATTGGACTAAATTTTTTATGTATGGATGAATTTGCTGACATTGATCCAAAAGCATGGTATGAAGTTTTGCGTCCAACCTTATCTGATCGTAAAGGACATGTATTATTTTGTGGCACACCAAGGGGTAAGAGTAATTGGTCACATGATCTATATGAATACGCTGCAACTGACAAAAGTTGGAGTAGACATCAATACACAACAATACAAGGTCAACAAGTAAGCAAAGAAGAGATTGAACAAGCCAAGAATGACCTAGACCCACGAATTTTCCGTCAAGAATATGAAGCCAGTTTTGAAACATTTGCTGGATCAATATATTACAATTGGGATGCTGAAACACATGTGGTTGAAGAACCAGTTGAAAACAAACAAGTATTACATATTGGCATTGATTTCAACATTGATCCTATGTCAGCTGCTGTTGCAGTT